CTTAATCATGCCAGCCATTTTGGCAGGGATGATAATGAAGCGGTCACTCTCAGGAGAGTTTGCTTCGTCAAGAACAGTACCGATGTCAACAATGTATTCCAACACGTTGGTCTTGGTAACTGCAATTGGAGAACCAGTTGTACCCAAGTCGATGTTGCCAGAGATACGACCAGCAGATGCACCTTTGTTCAAGGCAGAAATATCTGGAAGAATATCTGTCAATACACGTTGGTCAATCTTAATCTTCATACGCTCAGAAGCGTCTTTAGACCAAGTGTCCATCATGTTTACATCAGACTGAACCTTGTCCACGTCGTCTTCGATACAGGCAAAGTACTCGCCCTTGTCGATGACCAACTGGATTTTTGGCTTATCAGGATTCTCAACGCTTAGGGTTTGGCCCTTAACGTAAGTCTTGATGCTGATTTCAGGAGTGGTACGGATGTTAACCGTATCACCCATGCGGCGAATCTCGCCCTCATAGTTAGTGTTAGAGATTGCTGCGAGCACGGTGGCATCGTAGAAATTCTCGATTAATTTACCAGACCAAATTTCTGGAATGAAGTTACCCGAATAATTCGGGCGTCCTGCGGCGACGGGAAATCCCATGATAAAACTCCTCTAATCAAGCGTTAACAGTTATACGATTTTCTCGCTGTGCAGCGAAAATATCGCGTTCAATGCGGTCACGCTCTGCTTCGCGCCCTTTGTACTTACCTTGACGAACATCGTTGAAGAAGTTTTTGATGTCATCAGGGCTGTAGGTCTTGGCGTTTGTTCCAGTCGGATTACCTGTATTGCGCCCTTTACCGGGGGCAACTTGGCGTTCCAACTCGGAAGCAGACACATTCCGGCGGGTGTTTTGAGCAACATTGGCTTGTCCAGTAATCTCAAGCCAAGACTTAAAGAAACTACCAACTCGGCGTACATCGAGGCTGCGCTGTGCATCCTCTAGGATAGTTTGGCGACTAATACCTGACATGGGGTCAAACTCAAGAAGCCAAGACTGAAACTCTGGGTCTTCGTTGATGTCTTTCCAATTGGGGACTTGTCCTGCCAAATCTGACCAGAATTGCTGTTCAGTAGTCATAGCCTGACGATGTGCGAGGTTTTGCACCTGTGGCACAACATTAGTCTGCAACTGCTGAAGCATCCGCTCAATTTGCACAAGTTTCTGAGCAACAGGGATTAACTCCTCACGGGATACTTTACGCATCACGTCAAGCGATTCTCCATATTCCTCAACATCTTTCTCAGTAACAAGTGGGTCAACTTGCGTTTGCGCCATGTTACGAGCAGAAGATTGTTGTGCTGAGATGGTTGCCAGCAACTGCTCCATTTGCTGCAAACGACCTGAAAGTTCTTTGTTCTGACTATGCAGACGTGGAACTTCGGCGTTATACATGCCTTGGAGGGTACGGTATTTCTGAGTTAGATTTTCTTCTGAGCCTTTTCCGTCATCACTTGCGTGCTCAACACTGGATGACTGAGTAGCACTGTTCGTGTCAGCGGCTGCGTCGGCGGTCGGAGTTCTGGTAGCTTCACTTGCAGTGGGCGGAGTTCCACCATCGGCTGGAGGGGTCGCCCCGTCGCCATTGGTTCCATCACCATTGAGTTGTGCGTACAGTTCTTGAACTGCCTCGGTCTGTTTACGAATTTGCTCTGGAAGTGCCATAGTAAAACGCTCCTATCGGTATGCGTGGATTAGACGGCGAGTCATATCAGTTAGGACTTTGCCGCTAGTTCAGGGGACTCTTTGGCGAGTTTGTAAATCTCGCCCAAAACTTGGCATCGCCCCTGCATCAATGCCGCGTTGTTTACCGCAGATGGTAGTTGCTCTAGCTCATGCATACGCCATGCTTTCAACCACTCCAGAATCTCTGGGTGCTGACGCACAACGACAGAAAGAGCTTTTACAACTGATGGGTCAGGACGTATCACGGCTGACCTCCACTACGATTCATGACTGTGTTCGCTTCCATTCCACCTTTGGGTGCGCCGTTGGGCAAGAGTGCCGCAGCGGCAGGCTGCTGTTGGGCAGCCTGTGCTTGCGCTTGCTCCGCAGCCGCAGCTATGCGACCGTTATAAGCGAGTTTGTCCCGAGATGGAATAAGTTCGTCCACAGGCATTTGCAACCCTTTAGCCACTTCACGAAGAATCGCGGCGCGGCCATCCCGACCCATAATCGACATGTCGATTTCATTGGCGGTTGCGTTGAGGAATTCGATACGGCGCACGTTGACAGTCTCTTTGACAGCCAAGTTAACTGCGCCACGGGCAACGACCTGAACGTCACCTTTAATAGATTCATCCTCGTCATAGCGCATGTTGTACACGAACTGACGTTGGACAATGGGTTTAATCACATCACCGTCGATGTGACCAACCACTTGACGGATGCCTTTACCAGCAGCACCCATCAGCATAGATAAACCAGACGACGTGCGGCCTGCGCCTTGCACATCGGTGTTGCCATACAAGTAGGCAGGAATACCAGAGTGGTCATCTGCCAACCGAGCAAACTTATCATACACAGCCACTAACGTACTAGCGTTATCTTCAGGCTGTGTGAAACGTACGGCAGGTGCACTTGACCCCATTGGGTCATTTGTTACTTGCCAAATCTTCCAAGGTGACATCTGTGTGATGTCTTCGTTTGGAGGAATACGTTCTAGGTTTACTTCGACCTGTGGGCCAGAAGCAATACCCATGTTGTTTACAAGAGCACGAGCCGCTGCATTACAGACGTTCTGAATGTCTTCAATGATTTCAGGAATACCCTTACCCCAGAACGCACCGGGGCACTTGATAAACGAAGTCTTGCAATAAGGCTTTTGACCCAGTGGGTCATAGTTCAATACAGCCTTGATGACGTAGTTACCAATCATCCAGACGTTAGCATCGTACTCTTGAGCTTCATCAGGAATTTCTTCCTCAGTCAGACCCCACTCACGAAGCATCTTGCCGGAGACCTTACCCCAGAACTCAAGTGCATCGAACACATCGGTCGGACGCATATACGAGTAGAACTTGCGCTCCTCCTCGTTCTTGATGAGTTCCACGTCTTCATTAATCCAAGATGGGCCAGAGCCTTCATCCAAGATACGACGGATAGCATCCTCGTCATAGCCCGGCACACCAATAAGGTCTGACAGGTCTGAACGAGAAAGTGGGTGATGCTCGAACAAGTAGCCTTCTTCAATACGAGTAATACCCGGCTCAGGGTAAATACGGAACGGGTCAACCCGCTCAAACTCAGGAGCAAGGCGTTCAGTTGGTTCGACAACAGTCTTACCCATAACAGTCTTCCAGCCAAGAGTACGTTGACGACGTACAATCGGCCCCTTGATAAATGCACAAGGGAAAGTTACAAGGTCAGTAATAAAGTCGTTGAATGAATCAGCCCAGCCGCCTTGAGCGAACTGGTCTTCAATCTTCAACTTCATTTTGTCAGCACGGTTTTGTGCGTCTTGCAAAACTTTGAAGCGATAGTCTTGGGAGACCATCTCTTTAATCTGTGCCATCTCCTCTTTACTAGGAGCTTTCTGATTTTCCTGCAACATTGTCAGCACTTCGCTGGCAAAGATGTCTTGGATTTCTCGGCGGTCAAGCGGAGACAAATCAGGAATCGGCGTAGGAACAATATCCCACGGGGGTGTACCACTATCAAGCAAGATGTCCCGTAGCCAAGACTCCGCTGCGCGGCACTTGACTTCAGTAATCATCATATAAATTTCTGAACCACCTTGCTGCTTAATTTGATTTAGCTTGTCAGGTTCATACTGTCCATTACGCTGACGTAGTGCACGCAGCATCTCATCTTCAATAGGCTTCTTAGCAATCTTCGCTACATCCCAACACATACGGACGTGCTCAGATAGACCCAACACCATTGGTTGGTTCTGGCGTTCCTGTAAAGCCTGCGCCGCTGCTTCCTCGTCTTGCTTGTCGAGTTCAGCGTTGGAGACTACACGAAGGAAAGTTAAGCCTGCCATTTAATCTTCCTCAGTATCTGGACGTTTGCTGGTCTTATACTCTTGGACTTCCATGATGTCTTCGATAGTCATTGCTGGCATCTTGAACTGATACATCTCCATTGGCTTCGGTTTACCCGCAAGGCCACTGTTATCCATCTTGGGATTGTCCGAGAAGATTTGTGAAGTCTTGCTAACTTTAATCTTTGCCATACCTAGCCCCCGATTATCAAACTACTAGATATTGTAGTATGCACATAGCAAGAAGTATACAGGTTGTCAAAGTTTTTGTGCAAGTAAAAAAATCCCCGGGGACGTGACCCCCGGGGTGAATGGCGTGAAGGAGACGCCGGAGACAACTGCTGCAAAGCCATCATATCAAGTCCAACCTAAACTTGCAACGGGGCGAATCTCTCTACGCTGAGCTAGTCCATGCCCCTCGCCAACACTGGCGATATGGAGCATTAAGTACTGTAGGGCTTCAGCAACGTGTGAATGTTTGTTCTTATCAATATCCCCATCACCTTTGGGTTTATAGCGGTAGCCCCCCATCATGGCAGCCTTTAGCTGCGTACATGTCGGGTCAACTAAGAAAGCTGGGTCACCATCTACTTGCCGCATGAGGTAGTCGTCCACGGCATTAAGCCGTGCCGACACATTGTTAGTCTTAGCGGGAATGACTTTAAGCCCCTCGGCTTTGATGATGTCTACTGCACTGCGCTCATCGGTCTGCGCCCGCTGCACACCCGCAGGGTCAACAACCACTAGGATGGGCGCACCACCAAACTTTTCGTAAATCATCGGCTTGAGCATAGTACGCACGAAACGCTGGATGCCCATGTCAAACGATACACACTCGCCAAGTATCAGTGCCCGACCACGTGGGTCTTGCTGCCCAATGACTGCGGCGGGGGTTAACCCTAAGTCCATACCAATAACAATGGGGCGTACGCCGTTGGATATAAACCGAAGCCGTTGCTTAGCCATGTGGTAGTCCGGCCTGAAGTATTTATAGACAGGCATACCGGCAGACGACAACCCGTAGTCCCCGTCAATATATACACGGATGTATTCTTCCGAACGACCTTGGGTATCGTAATATCCCTCGGGGAGATTCTCAATGTTCTCAGCCTGTGGGCTTCTACCTGAGGGTTGCTTGAACACATCCCAGCCGTTGTCGTTAGCTGACACGCCATCTTTGGGGTCAAGCCCCTCCATCTGGTAGTACCACCACGTATCCATAGTCGGTGGGTTGGTATCCCCCCACATCCCATGCCACGTCGGGCCACCGTCTTTAGCCGACGGGAAACGCCCAATACGCTTGGACATCGCATCAATAATGTCTGGGTGGATGTCTCGGCACTCGTTAAACCAAGCAAATGTCAACTCCAAGGAGTTCAAGTTGGCTACGTCATCTGCATCATCCAAGGCACGGAACATAATCTCGCACTCGACATCCCCTACTTTAAAGAAGTAAGTTTTGGTTGTACGCATGTACTCCCCGCACTGTCCGGGCGGGAACCAATCTAGGAACGTCTTGATGGTTGTATCTTGTAGCTGCCGTGCGGTTTCACGCACAATAGCCGCCCGCGTACGCCGCACGCCTTGGGCATTTGGCGCTTGAGTACTGGCCCTACGGACAATCTCAAACGAGGAAGTTACTGACTTACCCGAACCTACCGGCCCCATAAGCACACGCATCTTAGCGTCAGACTCCATGAATTTTGCCCCGGTAGGAGGCGGCGTGTAGTTGATGTTCAGTGACATTAAATCTCCTGTACTAGCATGACCACAAATTCCCGGCCACGTTTTTTATGCTTCGTAATTTTTGTCCGGAAGGACACACCTGCGTCTTTTAACATAGTTGTAAAGTTATGATACTCCACAGAACTATTTAACACCACCGAACGAAACCCATCATAGGAAGTAGTAAACCTACTCTCTAAGTGCAATGGCAGGAGCATCCATAACCTCGACTGTTTGTGCTTCAATGACTTGGGCTTCGTGCTGCTGCCCACCTAAATTAATGGTGATACGTACGCCACCATTAGCATTGTTATCGACCTCAGTGGTTTTTGGCTCAAGCCCGCCCCACTTCACTGTCGATTTAATTAGGTCAGCCTTGACTGCGGGGGATACGGCTGGGTCGTGAATCAACATCCAAGAAGTTGTCAGGAGTTCTTCCGCCTGTGCGCGGGCCTTTAGTCGGAATGTAATTCCCTTTTCCCGAACTTCCTCTCGGTAGTGCTCCACCTTCTTAAGGAATACGGGGTCGCTATTAAAGATAAGAATCTCATTAGCCGTGATGTTGTGGCGTGTCATGACTTCTTGCAAAGTCTCGCCACTCCCCTCTAGTGTGAGGGCAATGTCGAACGCCAGCCTATCTGACCATTTAGTGTGGTGTAGTGGTAGGGTATCCATAGCCGGAATATAACACAGCAACTTACTTGGGTGTCAACAAGTTTATAGGGAAGTTACTGGGTGCGGAGATAACTTTACACGTTCCTTTTTTTGGGTCTTGCTTTAAGCGGTTTACCTATATAGGGCGGGGGGTCAAAAACGCAATCCATGTACCCCCCTGCCAGCCAGCCACAAAGCAAGCCAAAACAAAAACCAAAACCAAAAAGCATCAAGCCACAAGCCTTGAAAACAGGCGTATTTGACAATTTTGTAAAGTCTGGCAATCTGAAATTGTCGTATGCAAATGCAAACGATTCAGGCGAAAACCTGATTTCTTTAACAACTTAGGAGAATCAAATGAGCACACATGCTCCTACCGCTAAGCGGTCGATTGCCCCCGTTACTGTAACGGTTGAAATTACAGCAACCCGTATCAATGAGAATGGCACTCTCTCAGGGATTACGGCAAAGGTTGTAAAACAACCCATAAAGGGAAACGAGTTTAAGACTTCGGTTCCCCCAATGGCAGGCGGAGCAGTCTACCTGAAAGCAGATAGTCTTGAAGGATTGGTAATTCAAGACGGTGCCACTCAGGTACAAGCCGTAAAGCGTAAGTTGTTCTCGTAACCCAACCCCCGACTGGTGACAGCAGTCGGGTTCTTTTTAAACCATGAGGAGAAATCCAATGAAGGTACGTAAACAAGAGTCGTATAGGTTCTGTGTCAAGTGGATAGACGGAGATTCAATCTACTTTCGCTGGTTCAAACGTGACAGATATGCATGTCAGTTCCAGCAAGAGTTAATTGACGACGGAATCCCAATGCAGGATATACGGATAACGATGAAGTAAACCAAAGGAGCGGAGCCGAAAGGCTCCCTCCCTAACCTTACAGGAGAATTAAATGGAACATTACCGCAAATTTCTACAACAGGAAATGCAAAAGCCAATCCAAACCCGCAACATCTTCATGGAACATGAGCGGAAACAGGAACGGCGGGAAACAATCAAGGCTTTACTCGCAGCAATCGCCATAGCACCAGTACTTTATGCACTACTCTGGATAACAATGGCGATGTTCTAACCACCCAACCCGTCGAAAGGCGGGTTTTTTATTGCCCAAAAACTTTACATTTTTTATCTATAGTATATAAAACCATACGCCGGGGGGTGCAGGCATCGTAATTCAGGGCTATATCGCATGTAATCTATAAACAATCTACGTTACTTGGCATGTTTAGATTGTTGTAAGGTTAAACTTTACGCCCTAGAACCCAATGTTTATGCGGGTCTTAGCCATGTGATAGTAGAGTTAATCTAAATAATCTAAATAATCTATAAAATATAGGCACACACCCTTTCATCTAGGGCTAAGACTGTAAAGTTAAGGAGGGCGGGTGAATGTTGTTACCCTAACCTTACAAGATTATTTATATCATTTAGATTATTCCGCCGTAAGTTGTTGATTCTTTTAGGAATTCCTAACAATCTAAGTTTTGTATTTGACTAACTTCTTTGGATGTGTTACTCGCGGTGTTAGATTATAGCCTGACCTTGTATAATTACTTAACTCAGCCGACCCCTCGAAGTGAGCGCTCGCTAACCCGCAAAGCCTTGCCCAGCCTGTGTTTGCGTTTTTCGCTGGGTCTGGCAATCTGGTCGAGTCCCTGCCAAACGGCAGTAAGACAATGTATGTAATGTAAATTAACTAACTTCAGGAGTAATACAATGCAAGCAACTGTGAAGAAGTCCATCAAGCCAGTAACATTCACCATTACTGTGGTAGCCAAGAAGGTTAACGAGAATGGTACGTTCTCATCCTTTGAGGTACAGAGCGTTAAGGGTAACGTAAAGAACAACACCTTCAAGGTAGTAGCCCCACCACAAGCAGGAGGTGCACTGTACATCAAGTGTGAAACACTTGAAGGTATGGAAGTATTGCAGGAAGGTACTACAACTAATGCACCTAAGCAGAAGTTGTTCTAACCAACAGGGCAGACTAACCCTCTGCCCTTTCTCTTTTCATCAACATGTTCATAGGAGATTATATGAAATGGACTATCCGCAAAACACCTAGTGGTTACGTTGTAAAGTTTAAGCATGAAGCAGACATGTTAGTGTTCCCTAGCAGGGCATTGGCGTTAGCTTACATCAACAATCGTGTCCTATCCTCGATGGGGTTATAACATGAGTAGCCCACAACTAAATGGGCTACCTCGTGTAGCCAATAGCAAGTGCAGACCTTACGTTGTAGAGCAGAAACCATTCAGGGGTCACAACCTATTTGGTATCTATACGCTGATGGATGCAGACCATGAGGTCTACACTGTGTATAGTTATGGGGAACACTTCCCGTTATACATACACACCAATGGCATGTGGTTTGAGAATGAGGATAGGTTTAGTTCCTCTACCCTTAGACACAGTAGCCAAGCTAGACCATCTGATACCACCATCAAGCTATCAACACGATGGATGCAGAGATTAGCCAACAATGGCTATCAGGGGATTGCCCAAGAGCGTGTACTTTCAACCGAACCAGTGGAGGAATCATGATTGTCAAAGTAGATTCATGGCTATACCGCCTTATCTTTAACCTGCCTATATTCGTACCGCACTCCATCGAGTATTGCAGGGTAGGGTCTGACTACCTTAGCTATGTCCGTATCAACTGGTGTAAACCTAGGAGGTATTAATGGAAGATTATCACTTGCCCATCTGTACTAACTGCTATGCCGTAAGGGTAGAGCCTCAACGCCGTAACATGGTAAGACCAACGTGCCTGCGGTGTGGTGAGGCAGTAGCAAAGAAGCGTAAGTTTACAGTAGCCTGCAACAACAAGCAGGGGTATGAGCTTATCACTGACATCAACCACCTTAAACAACTTAACCCAAAGAGGACAACATGAGAATCAAAGACCCAACGCTTATAAATAAAACTATACATGCGTCATATGAAGTTGACGTTGAAGGTACAAAAATTTACGTGGAGTATCGGTACGACATGGATAACGAGCAAGCAGGAGGTTGGAAGTATGACCTTAGCCCTTGCTATGTAGACTTAGATGAAGATGAGATTAGGGAATTAGAGGAGGAGTTTGCCTCTGTCATATTGGAGACCAAAGTATGAAACGACCAACACGATACATCTTGTGGATGCTTTACGGACTAATCATGGGTGGCTTAGTTGCCTACTTGATGTCATGAAAAAGCTATTTGACTGGGTGCTTTCTGCCTTATTGATGCTTGCTTTCTCTATCTTTATGGCAGTCATAGTCATCGAATGGATGGCAGGGTGTGGCGAATACTACATAGATGCTAAGGGTGTACGCCACCTAAACGAATGTATTTTTATTAACTTTCCACCAAAGGAGTAAACATGAAACGCCTATTCGCTTTACGTGATAGCCGTGGAATCATTGTGCAAAATGAGCACAAGCAACCAATGTACTTTGCTGACAAGCAGTCAGCTAGGACATACAGAAGTAAGCTGACGCAAGAAATCAATCGGTACTTCGTTACTTACGGCATTGACCATAAACTTTACAAAGGACAACACTAATATGCGAGCCTCACTACTTAAAGACACCATCAAATCCCTATTCCCCATACAACGTACGTTGTGTATAGAGGGTAGTCCCGGTGGTGGTAAGACCACCATAGTGCATCAAGTTGCTGAAGAACTTGGCGTACCCTGCATTGAACGACACATGCCTACCATGCTTGTCGAGGACTTCGGTATCCTGTTCCCCGATGGTGAAAGCCAACTGCATTACAAGCTACCTGACTGGTTCCCCATCAAGGGCAAAGCACCTGAGAAGGGTATCCTGTTGTTCGATGACCGCAACCAAGCTAATGCTGACTTGCAAAAAGTCCTAGCTAACATCTGTCAAGCCCGTACTTTACATGGCACACCGATGCCTGATGGATGGCAGGTTATCTCCACAGGTAACCGACAGGCTGACAGAGCAGGGGCTAACCGAGTACTGGGTCATCTGCGTAATCGTGAAACAGTCTACGAACTGGAAACCCATCTCGATGACTGGACTTCATGGGCACTTGACAACAACGTCAAGCCTGAAGTGATTAGCTTTATTCGCTTTAGACCTGCCTTGCTACATGACTATGACCCACAACGTGACCAAAATGCTACGCCTCGTTCATGGGTAGAGGGTGTATCTGATGTGATTGGTACTGTGCCCTTTGATGCAGAGTATGAGTCCTTCAAGGGTGCAGTGGGTGAAGGTGCGGCGGCTGAGTTTGTAGGCTTTGTGAAGGTATTCCGTAAGCTACCTAATCCTGATGCAGTACTGATGAACCCGACAACTGCTGACGTGCCGACTGACCCTGCCACCCTGTATGCCCTGAGTGGTGCTATTGCTGAACGTGCTACTGAAGGCAACTTTGAACGGGTCTGTACCTATGCAGAGCGTATGCCTGCTGACTTCTCGGTGCTTACTGTGTCGTATGCCTCACGTAAGAAACCCGAACTGTCTAACACGCAAGCGTTTACCAAGTGGGCAATGAAACACCAAGACGTATTGTTCTAATCAACCGAGGGGCATATGCCCCTCACCAACAGAAGGAGTACCTACTATGAATCTGAATGACAGAGCCTTACTTGTACAGTTATCCGTATCCCAATGGACTGCTCGCAAGTATGACAAGAAAGCAACACAAGATGTTGCCAATACCTACGGCACATCTACCCAAGCAGGTAGATACAACAAGGCATTACTGCCTGCCAATGACCTGCTTGACCATGTGCATAAGAAAACTACCCATATCCGCACTAAGTTCTACGACAACACTTTACCTTGGGGTATGGAGGGTACGCAGATGCTACCCTCTGCCAACTACCTTGCCTTCATGACTGACTTCCGTAAGGAAAAGAATGAGTGGCAGTACCTTGTTGACCAGTTCATACAGAACTATGACCAGTTGCGACTGGATGCCAAGCGGTTACTCAACGGGCTATACAACGATGCTGACTACCCTGATGAGGTGGAGATAGCACGTAAGTTCAGAATGGACATGGCGATATTCCCTGTGCCCAGTAGCGACTTCCGTGTGAGCATTGCTTCTGAAGAACTTACTCGCATCCAAGAAGATGTTGAGCGTAGAGTAGCAGAAGCACAGAACGTAGCTATGAAAGAGGTATGGGACAGACTATACGAACGTGTCAAGCATATGGCTGAGAAGTTAGCAGACCCCAAAGCTATATTCCGTGACACCCTAGTAGAGAACACCAAAGAGATGTGTGCCCTACTGCCAAGACTTAACTTCATGGATGACCCTAACCTTGAAGCCTTAAGACTAGAAGTAGAAGGTGCGTTACTTAAACATCCTGAAGCACTACGTAATGACCCCGACCTACGCCGTGACACGGCAGTAGAAGCTAAACAAATCATGGACAAGATGTCCGTATTCATGAAAGGAATTTGATATGACCTCAGTCGTACCTAACCATAAAGACAGAGAGCCAATGACCAGTGCAGAGGAAGTAGCCCTTGACCGACTACTTGCTAAAGCACGTACCGCATTGGTACTTGAACACCCCTTCATTGGTAACGTGGCATTGAATATGCCCTTTACTAAAGACTATACATGCCGTACTGCATGGACTAACGGCAAGCGTATAGGCTACAACCCATACTTCATCAAGGAACTAAACGATGAGGAACGCAAGTTTGTTGTAGCCCATGAGTGCTTACACCCCATGCTTGACCATAACTTCAGACGAGGTGAGCGTCAGCACAAGCGGTGGAATAAGGCAGGTGACTATGTGATTAATCAACTGCTGACCGATGAGAACATTGGCAAGATGCCATCGTTCGGGCTACTTAACCCTCAGCTATACCAAGCAGGTAATCAAACAACCGATGGTATCTACAACTTGTTGCCTGATGAACCCGATGATGGGTCAGGTGGTGCAGGTGGTGATGGTACTGAAGCTATGGATGACTGCCAAGATGGTGGCAATACCCCTGCCGAACAAGCCCAACAACAAGCAGAGTGGAAAGTCCGTGTAGCACAAGCGGCACAAGCCGCTAAGATGATGGGCAAGATGAGTGCAGGACTAGAGCGACTGGTCAATGATGTACTTGCACCTAAAGTAGATTGGCGTGATGTGCTTCATAAGTTTGTAGAGAAGTGCAAGAGTGACCAACGTACATTCGCTAGACCTAATCGTAGGTTCTTATCACAAGGGCTATACCTACCAAGCGTAAGTGGTGAAGCACTCGGTGAAATGGCTATCGCAGTTGACTGCTCAGGTTCTATTGACGATGACATTCTTGCCCAGTTTGAAGGTGAGATTACCGCTATCAAGGAAGATGGCAACCCAGTACGTATCCATGTAGTGTACTTCGATAGCGAGGTATCACACTACGAGAAGTATGAGCGTGACGATAGCTTAAACATCAAGGCACACGGCGGTGGAGGTACTGCCTTTAGCCCTGTGTTCAAGTACTTTGCTGACCATGACATCAATCCCGTAGCCTGTGTATTCCTAACTGATTTATGTTGTGATGACTTCGGTGACCAACCTGCATACCCTGTACTGTGGGTATCCACAATGGAAGGTGATGCCCCATTCGGTGAAGTGGTGGTAATGAAATGAACATAGCCGAAAGCCTAATTGAGAAGCACCGACATATCAATGTAGAACATGTTGAGTGGTGGGATTCAGAGTATGAGTGCTTCAAGCAAGACATGGCAGAAGTTGGCATAGAGGTAGATAACATCTACTTCTCAGGCTTTTGGTCGCAAGGTGATGGTGCTTGCTTTGAAGGGAAGATAAATAACTTACAGTTGTTTATCGACAAACACTTCAAGCCCAACCAGTACATAGCGATACGCAAGTTGATGGAACATGGCGGTAGTGTGTACTTGACTGTTACGCATAGGGGTCACTACTACCATGAGAACTCTACCTGTTTTAGCGTGGACTGTGACAACTTTGCAGATACCCTTGACCAACCAACAGAAACACACGAGCAAGTTGCTACGGCACTAGACATGGCATTGACCCAAGACATGATTGATTTTGAAGCAGAAAGCGTAGCTATTTTTAAGGGCTATATGATGAAGTTGTATCGTGACCTTGAGCGTGACTACGACCACTTGACTAGCGATAAAGCAGTTAAAGAAACGATTGAAGCTAATAACTTACAGGAGATAGACGATGGTGATAGTCAGTCCGTTTTATAAACAACTAAAGCAGGAGATACGTATGAACGTAGCAGACCAAGCAATACAAACAATCAACAACTTATCGTATCTTGTCAAAGAGTTATACCCTGATGACCCTGCGACACAAGAGATGCTTAACATTGACGAGGTGTTAGAGCAAGCACAGATAACAGTATATAACCTAAGTAAGAAGGAGGAGTAACATGGCAACAGTAAGATTTAGTAAAGAATTACAAGAGGAGATTGTTAAAAATGCAATGAAGATTTTTGATAAGCAGATGGATGAAGCATTACAATCTTATCCTAAAGACTGGGCAGACAGAATATACAACCGCATGTTTGCATCGTATATTCCATCAATGAACTCATTACCTTCTTGCTTTTTTAATGAGGTAGAAAAAATAACTATTGCTAAAATTGGTGATGTTGGCTTAAACGTAACATGTCCTTTAACTAACAAGCGCCCCTATCCGTATAGCATACCTAAGACTGATGACTTTCCAGTAAAAAACACAGGCTATTACTCTAATACGGAACTCACACTCAAAGATATTTCTATGTTTGAGGACATCAAAGCAGAAGCTATCGCATACAAAGAGCGAGTACATGTAGTGACTGAACGCAGAGTTCTTTTTGTGGAACAAGTCAAGAAGATTATCAATGCTCA